GACTGTTGCGAGAAATGCTATATTCAATTTGTCGAAGGGAGAGAAGGAAGATGGTTAAAAGGATGGAGACCAAATAATGGCTAAGAAAAATTCAGTTACAGTTTTAGATGTTGTTCGCGGGCTTTCACAAGCAGCCGCAAATGCACACGACGGAGCCCATATGGAAGGTTATTCTCCCGATGGCGAAGTCCGCACCGCCGGGCTCCAACGCGAAGAAGGCGATCCTTTAATTGACAAGAGAGTGATAGATGGCTTCGGTGTTAAATTCATGGGCCCCATTCTTTGTGTTAACTATCAGACTGAAGTTCAACTGAAAGAAGTGTATGCGGCCGGCTTTGAATCTGAAATGGAACAGCGGCTAGCCGACATTGTTAAGTACCTCAAGAAAGAATACAAGAAGGTCACAGGCAACAGCGTATCCTTGACAAAGGAAGGCGAAGTTGATGTGATGGTTCAAAGTGCGTCCCGTGTGCATTCTTGGGCGACTGCCTATCAGATGTACAAGATTGGCGGTATTGACGAAGTGATGGTGATTGATGAGTCTTCAGAAGACAGTGTAGAAGCCAGCTGGAAAACTTTCCTCGACCAAGGCGGCTGGAAAGGCAAGCGACCAGATAACGATACCCGAAAGAAAGGTTCGGAGGTAGAAAAGAAGTGAGACGAAAGAATACAAAGTTTATTGATCCTCGATATTTCATGGATGAGAAGACGGAAGCGCTTGAAGAGGGATTTTTTGGGAAGTGCCCTGATCATATTGTAAAACATACACATGGCCATTGGCAGGCATACAACCCCGTGGCGTACGGCGGCCGAGTAGGAGGAAAATGGTTGGAGAGTCCAAAGCCCGAATCGTCGCGTCCGGAACTGACCTCTGACGAGATCATCCAAGGCCTTAAGGATGCCTTACGCGCCGGGATCGATGCCGGCTGGGGGAACTGGCCTGATGGGACCGCCGGCGCTATGTACGATGCCGGCGAGATTATAGGCGCGTGGGACCGAAATGTGAAGGCGTGTGCAGATAGAGAGCTTAAAGATTTACGAAAACAACTCTACGCCCAGTACGTGCCTCCTCAAAAACGTTAAAATGAAAATCATCAAGAAACAACTTAAAGAAATTATCAAAGAGGAGCTTTTGCAAGAGGGATTCCTTGATGCCTTGGGGAATCGATATGTTGATTGGGTAAACAAGAATATCCCGGCCGGTCCGGAAGCCGAAGCCAAGGCCAACGCGAAGCGCGAAGAGGTTATGCAGCTTGTAAATCAACACATAGGCGATTACGCATTTCTCATGTATCTTGAAAGGGTGTTGAAGGAGTCTCGATGGGGAGGGGGATCCGCGAATTAAAACAAGTTATCATGTATGAGTTTTCAATTAGACAAAAAGCAGAGAGTAAAAGAAATATTAAAGTGCGGTAAAGATCCATCGTACTTTTTAAAGACGTATGCCCGTATATCTCACCCGATGCACGGGCTTATTTTGTTTGATACCTATGACTATCAAGACGATCTGCTAGAAGAATTCAACGACTACCGTTTTAATGTCGTCTTGAAAGCACGACAGCTTGGCATCTCTACCATCACAGCCGGTTACATCGTCTGGATGATGTTGTTTCACCGCGACAAAGCCATCCTTGTGATGGCAACAAAGTTTGCGACGGCAGGAAACCTTGTCAAGAAAGTCAAGAGTATTATGAAGAACCTCCCAGATTGGCTGAGGATAGCTACCATTGACGTAGACAACCGCACCTCTTTTGAACTTTCCAATGGTTCCTCGATTAAAGCTGCATCTACCGCTGGCGATGCTGGTCGTTCTGAGGCACTGTCGTTGCTTGTGTTGGACGAAGCTGCACACATTGAAAACCTAGAAGAACTTTGGACTGGTTTGTATCCCACCCTGTCGACTGGTGGGCGCTGTATAGCGATATCTACACCTAACGGCGTTGGTAACTGGTTTCATAAAACTTGTACTGATGCAGATGCCGGCGCAAACAATTTCAATCTCACAACACTTATGTGGGACGTCCACCCGGAAAGAGACGAAGAATGGTACAAGAAAGAAACCAAGAACATGTCCAAGCGCCAGATTGCACAAGAGTTGTTGTGTAATTTCAACACCTCTGGTGAAACTGTGATCGACCCTGAGTGTATGGAATGGCTACTCACTACGACTAGGGAACCCAAGTATCGTACAGGTTTTGATCGCAATTTCTGGATCTGGGAAGACTATGATCCAACTTGCAACTATTTACAAGTCGTTGATGTTGCGCGGGGTGATGGCGCAGACTTTTCTACTTTTCATTTACTCAAGCTTGAAACTCTAGAAATCATTGGAGAGTATCAAGGCAAGGTGGCTCCTGATATGTTTGCTAATATGCTCAACCAAGTTGGCAGAGAGTTCGGAAATGCCATGATGGTGGTCGAGAATAACAATATTGGTTTTTCAGTATTAGATAAGTTAATTGAATATGGATATCCTAATTTATATTATTCAATTAAATCTACACACGAATATGTTGATCAACACATAGGGGAATATCGCACAAACGCAGTGCCTGGTTTTACGACTTCAATGAAAACGCGCCCCCTTATAGTTGCGAAATTAGAAGAGTTTATAAGAAATAAACTAATTAAGGTATATTCTATGCGCACTATTAATGAAATGAAGACGTTTATTTGGAAGAATGGAAAACCACAAGCCATGAAAGGTTATAATGATGACCTGATAATGGCGCTCGCCATTGCGTGTTGGGTTCGTGATACTGCCATTCAGACAAATGCGCGAGATTTAAACTATCAAAAAGCCTTTATAGACGCCATTATAACTACCAAGACAACATTTAATACGAGAGTTAAAGGACAAGAGGGCTACAAAGATGATAGCGTTCTTGATAAAATGTCAGAAGCAAAAAATTTATATGATGAATTTATGTGGATTATAAAGTGAGATAACATATGCCCCCTAAAAGAAGTTCGAAAAACCCTGAAACAACATTATTCAAAGCCCTAACCAGATTGTTTTCAGGTCCGATTATTAATTACCGGTCACAATCGGGCCGCAGGATTAGAAGACAACATTTAGATAAGTTTTCGTCTCGTTTCAAAACCGCCTCGGGACAACAGTTTAAAAAGACTCTTTATAACCCATTAGACGTCCTTGCTAATAATGCGATTGGGAATCAAAGGCGTTCTGAACGATATATTGATTTTGATCAAATGGAGTATATGCCAGAATTAGCGTCGTCATTAGATATTTACGCAGACGAAATGACAACCTATTCTGATCTTCGTCCAATGTTAAACATCAAGTGCCCTAACGAAGAGATTAAAGCAGTCCTAAGCGTTCTATATGAAAATATTTTAAATGTTCAGTATAACTTATTTGGTTGGAGCCGCACAATGTGTAAATATGGCGACTTCTTTTTGTATCTAGATATTGATGATAAGTACGGCGTTACATCTGTTATCGCACTTCCGCCGCAGGAAGTAGAGAGATTAGAAGGACAGGACTCTACAAACCCGAACTACATTCAATATCAGTGGAATAGCGCTGGGATGACGTTCGAAAACTGGCAGATTTCTCATTTCAGGATTCTTGGTAACGACAAGTATGCCCCTTACGGTACATCTATCCTTGAGGCATCACGTCGGATATGGCGCCAGTTGACCCTGATGGAAGATGCCATGATGGCTTACCGCGTCATTCGTTCTTCAGAACGCCGTGTGTTTAAAATTGACGTCGGCGCCATTCCTCCACAAGATGTGGAACAATATATGCAGAAGGTTGTAACACAACTCAAGCGCCACTCGATTGTTAACCCCGAGACTGGCCGCATCGATCTACGTTACAACCCAATGAGCATTGAAGAAGACTATTTCATTCCTGTCCGTCCGGGCTCTGTTACCGATATCGTTTCACTCGCTGGTGCTGAAAATATCTCCGCAATAGACGATATTAAGTACCTGCGAGACAAGCTGTTCTCCGCGCTTAAAATTCCCCAATCTTATCTGACCATGGGCGAAGGCGCGGAAGAAGACAAGACTACATTGGCCCAAAAGGACATTCGTTTTTCTAGAACTGTGCAAAGATTACAAAGAGTTATTGTTGCAGAGCTTACCAAGATTGGCATCATTCATCTTTACACTTTAGGTTTTAGAGGCGATGACCTTCTAGGATTCAGTTTGGCTCTTAACAACCCCTCCAAGATAGCTGAGCTTCAAGAGATTGAGCATTGGAACCAGAAGTTCACCATTGCAGCTGCTGCCACAGAGGGATATTTCTCTCGCCGTTGGGTTTCCGATAATATTTTTGGTATGTCTCATGAAGAATTTATGCGTTGTCAACGTGAGATGTATTACGACCGCAAGCATGATGCAGCACTACAACAGGTTGCGGAAGGGGCGGCTGCAGCTGAAACTGGAGGAGGCCTCGGCGGCGGAATGGGCGCCGAACTTGGAGGGGGGCTTGGCGGAGAAGAGCTGGGCGCCCCCGAGGAGATGCCGGCAGCTGAGGCTGGAGGCGAAGAAGCTGGTGGTGGCGAAGAGTCAGCGCTCTTGGCAGCCCCGCCGGGCTCGCGAAATTCACCGCGTCTTACGCCAGGAGCCAAAGGAAAAGTTTACCACCCGGTTAAAACAGACAAGCGCCCCGACGGCGCCAGGACGCGTTCAAATAAATCTCAATATGCTTCTGAAAAGGGCAGCTCCACAATGAGGAATATACTTCCCGGCTACGCAGATGGATTAAAATCGCTTGGTAAGGGTTTTGTTCCTACCGCCGAAGGTATTTATGAAGAAGATCAGTCTATTTATAGTTTGAGAGAACAAACAGAGGAAGATAAGTTGTTTGAAATAAATGACTCAGTACGTACTTTATTAAAAGGTTTGGAAAACATAGGCGAAAAATCAACGGAGGAAGACGATGAAGTTCAAGCACAACAAGAAGCGAAATAGCGCATTTGTTTATGAAGCTCTCATTAGAGAAGCGACCGTAGCAACGA